TATGATTAACTACGTCATTAACTGCGGGTACTCCCCCCCTATCTGCTGCTAATTTTAAAAATGTACTTGGTTTCATTTTAACACGTTTACCAAAATAATCGACTTCTTGATTGTAGGGCACAGCCCCCCAACCTTCCTTGTTGTCAATAATTACATTCTTAGTTTTTATACCAAACTGCGCTGGGACAGCTACAGATCTCTGCTCTTTGGTTTTACCTTCCCTAGTTTTTACAGTGCGCTGCCTCTGCTGCTTAGTAATACGCTCGTACATTGGATCTATGATCTCTTGTACAAGTTTAGGATCTACGTTCTCTAACTTCTTGTAGACTGCTTCAAATGTTTCTAGTGGTTTTGATCCTAAGTTACCGTCAAGTTCATCTATTGCCTGGCTAAGTGTCTTATAGTCACTTTCGCTCATGATGCCTTCGTTGTTAACTTCGTTAAGTGCTGTCTTCTGATCAGCGTTAAACTTCTTGTTAGCTTCGATGCCACGGTTGTAGTTTTCTTGGGTAGTAAACTTTGGGCCGAACTGTGGCTCTGCATCAAGTTTAGCGTTTGCAGTGTTTGTTTCACCTGGGATCGGCTGCGGCTTGTTTATAACCTGGGCTTGCACAAGTGGGTCACTCATTGTCTTGGCTTTTACCAGGCGAATAAGTTGTGTGAGGTTAGAAACTGTACCACTTTCGCGTACTGATGTGCGGTAGCTGTCAATTGCACGTTGTACTATTGCTGTAGGGCCATCTGCCTCTATTTTAGCTAGGGCTTCGGCAACACCAGCTTTACTCAGGCCAGTGCTATTCTCCATCACGTATTGTGGTGCAGGGTTTTGATCATTTGGGTCGCCTTTTGGTGGGGCGTTCATGTCATCTAAAGATCTGTTGAGCTGTAGCTCTTCCATTTTTTGTTGTTCAATTGCAGACTCAGCTTGCTGTGCTTCAGCTATTGCTTGCTCACGTAGAGAAAGGCCAGTAGGGCTTAACTGTGTCATCCTATCAGACTTTGTGTTCTTTTTGATGAACTTGTTTACACGGCTACGATTGCCGGTAATTGCATCAATAGCTCGACCGCCAGCAAAGGCTCCACCTTGTATAGCTAGACCAGTTGTACCACCGGCCATGTAGGCTGCGCCTGTAGTTGCTAGTCCAGTTAAGCCACCTTGTGAGCTAAATGGGTGTGTTAGGTTGTTTAATGGGTTTGCTAGGTCTGTAACTTTTGACACGCCACCTTTGTAGCCAGATTTGTGTAGAGCAGTAAGTTCGTTCATCTCTAGTAAAAGATTACGAGCCTTTTGGCCTTCGTATGTTTGACCGGCAAGTCTATCCAGGGCGTTAAGTTCTTGTTCGCCTATCTGGCTTTTTGCTAGTGTTTTACCTTCTTTTTTACCGGCTTCCGCAAGGATCTTATCTTCAAGATCCAAAAGAGTATCTTGGTCGTTCACAGCCACTAGGGGTTTTAGATCACTGAAAAGCACACGCAGCTCTTCAGCCATTTGTGTGTGTGCTTTTGTTACAGCTTCTCGTGCACCGTTAGTAGACTTAACGTCAACGTCTTTTAAGTTGTGGTTGTTTGCTTCTGCTACTTTTACTAGACGGTTTGCAAAGGCTGTAGCTGCACGGCTTTGTTCTGTGTTCTCAAAAGGCTGTGCGTTTAAACCTTCTACGGCTGCAGTACCTGTTCTGATAATACCACCAGCTCCCACGCCGGCAATAGTTGCCTCTTTAAAGCGTTCGAATATTTCGTTGTCTTTAAACTCTTTACCACCTATGGCATCAGCGCCAATAACGACACCTTCTTGCAGACCTTCAGTTACACCTTCAGTTGCCATAGCTGCGACTACTTTTTTAGGTAACTGCGCTAGACCTTTGGCCGTTAGTATTGAGTTGATTTTCTTGACGCCCATTGCTCCTACGACTTCTGGCGTCATACCTTTGAACAACAAACCTAAACCAAGGTTTTCAAGAGCTGCAATTACAAGACCACCGCCCGAAGCTAACTTTACACGCTTCTCTGGGTCAAGACCTTCGATCTCTTTTAGTGAAGTGTTGACTTCGCCAGCACCTAAGAACGGTGTGATAGTGCCTCCAGTTGCTAGAGCCGCAGCCATACCATCAGCACTTTCCGCAGCTTTCTGTAGGCCGAAGTATATTGCAGATCCAGGGCCTTTTATACTGTCAGATGTAAGAGACTCATAATTAAGAGCATCACGCTGCTTTTGTAGCTCGGCTACTTTTTTGCGTTGTTCTGCCACTGTTGCAGCGTCTCTTGTTGCATCATCTATTGGCTCTGCACCAAAGAAGCCTCGTATTTTATTGCGTGCATCATAAAGTGTATTTGCAAAACCAGAGTTGTTAAATTGCTCACTTAGATCTGCAACATAATCATTAGTATTTGCATAAGTGTTTAATTTACCAAACTCTAAGGCTGTACCAAGTGAGCTATCTTTTTTAGGGTTTAGTTGATTATTTAGGGCTTCTATTGCACCTTCACGGTTGGGGCCAGATACTTTGTACTTCTTGCCGTTAGGTGCAAGTATAGTAAAATTAGGCATGTGCTATAGCCTCCATTATTAATTATTCTGGGTCAGATGTTTCATCTTCGATCTCAAGCACTTCGTATTGTGCGCTTGCTTCTGGCATAGACATACTTGGCATTGTCTCAGACAGTGGTGCATTGAGGTCTGTCAGGCGTGCATTGGGGTTCAATATTCTGTTCATGAATATCTCTTGCATTTTGATCTTACGATCTAACCAGGCAATCCATATACTTTCGTCGTCAAGGTCATCTGGTGCAGAACTAGCAAACAAGGTCATCTCAGCGTTTGAAATTGCACCTTTTGTTTCAGCAACACGTTGCATTACTTCATCAAGTTTTAATTTCTTTAAAAATAAACGGTCAGCCCGTTCTTCGTTACCAACAGTGTAACCAACAAGCCTATTCCATAAATCAGGAATAGATTTACCTGTTACGTTTTTGTTATTTTCAAGTATTTTTTTGGCTTCTTGCATTTCATTTAGAGAAATGTTGATTTTATTTACTTTTGCATAGTTATCTGTATCTAACTTCTCTTGCTCTTGGGCTTTCTTTGCCGCTGCAAGCGCTTCAGCTTTTGCGTTAATCTGCTGTGCGTTGTACGCTTCAGCTTCAGCCATACGATTTGCATCTTTAATGCCACCATATGTTTGGCCCATTGCTTCAATGTAAGAGTCGCCACGGTTTGCTGCGCCGACACCGGCAGCTCCCATACGCATCAACATTTCGCCTTGGCCAATCTTCATGTCTGGCATTTGAGATCCACGGGCATTGCCCGAAGACACTGTATTGCTACCATAGCCGCCAGACGAAAGGATGCCGGACTGAGCGTTTGCTGCTTGGTTAGGATCTTGTAAGACAGGGCCACCCATAGTGTAATTGTTTGTAGGGTATTGGTTGCTATTTTGGTTATATGGTTGTCCATTTAAAAATTGGTTAGGATTCATCGCCATGACTATTATTTACCTCCACCAAAGAAATTTGGGTTATCTTTTTGGAAACCAAAGCCAGCCATGCCGCCTGATATAGCAGCACCAAACGGATCAACTTTATTAGTTGCATAAACGTTATTAGTTTGTGGTGCTTGGCCTAGGATACCAGCCTGGTAGTTCTTACGCTGCTCTAGTTCAAAGTCACGCTGTGCTTCAAAACGCGCTCTCATGTCGTTGAGCTGTGCCTGGTTATATCCTTGCAACGCATTACCAGCGTTCATACCAAAGTTAGCACCTTCTCCCATTGTGTTCATGCCCGTAGTGTATGCGTTTGATATGCCGGTGTTTGCACTCATAGCCCCAGACAGTGCGTTCTGCTGGTCTGCAAATGCTTGGTTCTGGGTGTTTAAGCTGCGGTCAATTAAGTTGTTCTGGATGTTTGATGCCATGTCAGCTCTACGGTCATCGTAACCACGGTTGGCTACAGCTTCTGCAATACCAGCGCGACTGGAGTTTGTGTTGCCAGACCCAGACGCTGCCATGTCTATGCCAGTTAATGTGTTCTCCTGGAGATTACGACGATCATCACGCATAGCTGTGTCTACTAGAGATCCAGTGTTTTGGTTTGCGTAGTTAATAGCGTTACCCAGGCGGTCTTGCTGCTGTGCAGCGTTTGCCATCCCTTGGTACTGGCCGTACATGTTGTTTGCGTTAGCACCAAAGCCGGCGCTGTTGCCCATCATAGCGTTGCCAGAGTTCATCATGCCCATACCGAAGTTGCCCATAGTGTTGGCAGTGCCAGTTTGATAAGCATTTGGGCCAGCGTATGTTTGGCCTTGGTAGGCTCCAGTGTTTAAGACACCATTAAGTGCACCTTGGCTGCCTTGTAGGTTTTGATCCACGTATGGTTTATATTGGTTAAACCCAGCCATGTTAACCGCGTTTGCTTTATCTTGTGCTTTTGATTGTTGCCTTGAGCCAAGTAAGCTGGCTCCAGCACCTATGATTGCACCCCAAGGTAATGCCATTATGTTATTCCTTTATATGTTCTATACAGCTATCCACGCTGTGCCATTGTAGACAACGAGTTTAGATACGCCTTGTCCTATTGGTTCCCAAGGATACACGGCATAACGAACCATGCCCTTTCTTGGGTTGGTAGGCTCTCTGTCGGTAACTTGGATACTTGCGTCTGCTAATGATTTTATAGACGCTTCGATTTCTCTTAGTTCTTCCTGTAAGTAGTTGGGGAGGAACTCTGGAGAGAGTGTTGGTGCTTGGCGTCTAACGTAAGTAGACACCAGCATGTTAATTTTATCTGAGATAGCCATATAGTTAGTTACCTCCTACCAGTGACAGTAATTTCGACATCCATACCAGTAAAGTTAAAGTCCTTGTCGGCTGTGGTTGACAGCTTGTACGACAAGTATCTGCCAGACATACGGGCATCCACCTTGTAGTCAGTAAGTGAATCAAAGGTTACTGCACTGCCGTAGTTAGGCGTGGCATGGGGTGTATCGGCTGCCCCAAAAGTAAACTCGAATTGACCGTTTGAACTGTCAGTAGACACCTGTGGGGCTAGTCTTGAGATAACTTTGTAGCCAGTAAGTGGTATCCCTTGCTCATCTAGGTCAAGACCCACACGTTCTATTAGGAATGGCTTAGATACTGCCGTGTCTATAGCTTGCGATAGACTACCTTTTTCAATCAAGTCGATACCATAGACTTTGCTGTTAGCTACCCCACCCCCAGCTTTAGCTAAAACAAGTGGGTGTCTTTGGAATGGGCTTTCTTGGGAGTGGTATGATCCACCCACGTTGTCGTAAGTAGTCGTAGCGTCTGCATATGTTGACGCTGTGTTTACGTTGGCTTCAGCACCAGCAACTACGTTAGGTAAATCATAGAATGACCATATGTCTTCTTTGTAGTTGTAGACAGCGGCTCGGTTACACGCATCACCATCTGCGTACTCAGCCATATCATCGCCACTGTGGTAACAGAAGTATACCTCTTCGAGCATAGAGTTATGCAAGACAAAACACTGTTCAGTCTTAGAGTTATCTAGGCCGTTGAAGATGTAGTCTCGGACACGGCCGTCACATATTGATTGGCGTGTGTTGCCATCGGTTACATAGATGTCATCTCTATCAAAGACGTAATGCCTACCCTCGATCTCTTGAATACAATTCTGATTAATAACCCCAGAATCGTCAAAGAGTTTTCTAAAGTTAAAGATGAAAGCACCACCGACAAACTCCATCATCCACACTTGGTCTTGTGAATAGACTAGGAAGTTGGAGCCTAAAGTGGCACCATCGACTATGGGGGTCTTCATTTGCACTAAGTCATTAAAGCCAGCACTATTGGTTAAGTCTGTAGCATCCCATGTACTTGGGACTTGGTTAGCTAAAACGGGGTCACTAAAGCGAACTCTGTTAGGAAACTCTGTGCCACTTTCTACTGTGCCTAGTGCAAGTAAGAAGTCACCATAGGATCGTATAGCTGTCGTGGTTACACCAGAAGGCCAATTAGGTAACGCAGTAAAGTTAGTTGCGCTGGGAACTCTATGGATTGGCACAGTGTTTGCCCTGTTGATGTACTGTACGTCTGCCAGGATCGTGGCTGTCACGGGTGTGATAGCTGATGCAGACAGTGAACTGTTGAACTTCTGTGATAGGACACCATTAGACATCTCATAGATGTCGAAGGTATCATCGACTACCACCACTGTATCAAAACCCGTGAGAGCATCGATGCCGTAGATGAACTTGGGGGTAACAGTAAGGTTGCCTGATGAGATGCTTCTGTAGATGGGTGCTCTAGTTACCTTGGCCTCATTGAACCTGACGTTCTTGGCGCGTGTATAGGCATTGGTGGGTAGGCTGTATGGGTCGATGTCTGTAATGACACCAACAGACCCAAGCCCACGGATAGGGAGGTTAGTCATGGGCTACTACTCCATTAAGTTTTCATTATGTAGGCTAGGGCATAGTAGGGCGGTCTGTTCTCGTGAGCCGTTCCGTCACCTGTGTTGCCTGTAGTACCACTGATTGTATGTGAGTGAGTACCTGAACTATCTGTTGTAAAGTCTGTACTCAGGTTGCCTACTGAGTTAGTTCCATTCTGCCCATTGTTAAGAACTTGCACGTTGTTACCATAGTAATCTACGTCAGGAGAATAAGAAAAGTTAATTGTGTGCGTGTGTGCACCTGTACTGTTTGTAGTACCACTAAAGCTGTGGTTGTGTGTTGGTATGTTGGCTGTAGCCAGTGTGACGCTATCAGAACCACCAGTGGCGTTGACTGCATAGGTTGAACCAGCACCCACCACAAACCGATTACGAAGGTCAGGTGTACTGTTGGAACCATTACATAAGACCCAACCAGTAGGTATCGCTGAGACTGCTCCAGACCACATGATGATACCACCAGTAGGTATAATGCCGCCACCCGATGCTAGGGTATTCAATTGTGCTGTGGATGCAGTCAATCCGTCTAACTTATTGATCTCTGTAGCTGACGCTGTGACACCATCGAGAGCATTGAGTTCTGTGTGTGATGCCGTGATTGCTCCAGTGACGTTGGGTAACGTAGCTTTGATGGTAGACTTTAGTAGTCTGATGTGGTCGTCAGCTTGCGCCAGGCCGTCTGTTGAGGCTGGGTTTGAGGCGTTGAGACTGTTGACGTATGTTCCTGATTCAAGTGCCATAGTTCTGGGATCCTACTTATGTGTTTCTGGGACGACTGATCTTCAAGAGGCCTGACAACAACAACAACAAG